CACGGCGTGCGCGCGCGCCTCTTTCGAACCGAGCGGCGGCACGCCGACGATCGACGGGAAATGCTTCTTGAGCATGTCGATCAGTGCGGCGCCGTTCGCGGCCTCTTCGATGTAGATGCGCGTTACGCGCGGATGCTTGCGTTTCAGGTCGGCGATCGCCTGCGCGGTCGCCATGAAGGCCAGACGCTCGCGACGGTAGTCGATCAGCCACACGCGATCGTCGGCCGTTTTCCCCCACACGCCACACGCCACAAAGTCGGAGGCATCACCATCCTTGAACGTGGCATCCACGGACATGATGATCTGCTGGAACTGCTGCGGCAGGTCGGCGCGGCGATAATGCTGAAGATTCGCGCGCGGAAAGATTGCGCCGAGGTCGGCCAGTGGCGATTGCTGGTACATCGCCGCCCACCACAGCAGCGCGATGTGCTTCTTGATTTCCAGAAGCTTGGCTTCGTTATGCAGATGCGGTACGAGCGCGCCGGCAGGCAGATCCGGGTTATAGCCGACGTCAACTGGATCGTTGAGTGCGGGAAACGATAGCAACGTGAAATTTGCGTCGGTCCCGTATGTCTTGCGCACGTGCGCCAGAAGGTCATTCGCGGACCACGGCGTACCGATGATGACCTGTCCGGAATTTTGCTGCAAACGTGTCAGGAACACCGAATCGTACCAGTCCCGGTTGCGTTCCTGCACGACTTCCGAAAGCGCTTCCTGAGAGTTTTTCACGGCATCGTCGATGATACCCACATCGACCGAGAAGCCCGTCAGCGGGCCGCCGATACCTACGCCACGTAGCCAGCCGTCGCCGGGCACCTCCAACCCGTCCGAAGCGTTATCGACACCACTGAACTCGATCAGCGAGACGTGCGGAAAGATCTCGCGATAGATAGGCTCAGTCATGATCATCTGCGAGTCACGCCGGTTGCGCTGCGCCAGCGCGTGCGCGTAGCTCGCGTTCGCGATGCGTACGGCCGGCAAATGGCCAGTCAGCCGCCCGAAGAGATATGGCGGCAGGCAGCGCGAGATGAGCGACGACTTGCCGTGCTGCGGCGGCGCGGTGAGCACCAGAATCGGGCGTTTGCCCGCAAGCACGTCTTCGACGAACCGGTCGATTGCCTGGCACACGGTAGCGCTGAACACGGAGTGCTTGTAGCGCGGACGATGCACTGCGCTGACGAATGCCGCGAAACTCGTGCGCGCCGCCGCGACGAGGAAAGTGACCGGATCTATGGAACTGGTTCCATTCGCATCAGGTGGGCTCGTGGCGGCTTTGGTGATCGGGGCGGGTGTGCAGATAGCCTCGCTCATTTTGAGCCGTCCAGTAGGCCCATAGCGGCGAGTTCTTTCAACTGCTCGACATAGGCGGCGCGTTGCTCCTCTGACACGGTTTCGGTGAAAGTCGCGCCGTTTGCGATTTCGAGCACAGCTTTGTCGAAGCCGAGCAATTTTGTAAGCATTGCGAAAGCTTTATCCTTAGACCGAAATTTTGGGACCAGCTGGCCGCCTTTGAAGTCGAACCCTTCGACAAGGCGCCCGATGCGCGGCGAGCGGATCGCGTCCATGTCGAGTTCGTACTGCTCCGTCGCACCGACGCCGTTGCACGTCGGGCACGTCATGAGCGTCCCGTCGTCGACGATCGTCGCGTGGCCTTCGATGCGTTGCGCTTCGCCGCCCACCGTCCCGCGTCCGTCGCAGATCGGGCATGTCTTGACGACCGGGCGCAACAAAGCGCCGACATTCTCGTTCACGACATCCACGAGGTCGGCAATGAGCGAAGCCTTGATCGGTTGCAGTTCGGCCATGCGAGGAGTGTAACGCAATTACGCACCGTTTCCGATAGGCGCGTGCTATCGACGGGTTATCGCAACTTTATGGTACGTTTCTTGCTTGCATGACGATCTATGACAAAATGACAAATGACATAGGTATTTTAAGAAGTACGTACAGACTCAAAATGTTGTTAAATATTATATTTATATAGATTTTAGAGTTATAGGGATCTCTTGGAAACGCGTCGTCAGTTGTCATTTTGTCATTAGCGCGGTCGTTCGCTTCAAGTTCCGTCAAAAATCGCGTAATCTCGCAGCTATGGACACACTAGCCCTCGATCCCCTCACGTGGGATTTGACGACCGACATTTACGGAAATCTCGCGACCTTTGGCGACGCGACGCCCGCGTCTGCACAGACCGGACCTGGCATGCGACTGGCGCAGGACGTGGCGACGCGTTGCCAGGCGTGGAACGGTGAGGTCTACTACGACACGACGCAAGGCATTCGTTACGAAACGATCCTCGGCGCCGCACCGAATCTCGCGCTCGTGCAGAACGCATTCAACACGGAAGCGCTCAAAGTGCCGCTTTGCGAAACGGCGATCGCCGTGTTTTCGTTCGCGGCCGGCAGTGTGCGTAAGATCGGCGGAACGTTAAACGTGTCTGATGTTGACGGCAACAGTGCTTCGGTGACCATCACATGAGCTTCGTCACGATCCCCGTCCCGGCAATCCCGAATCCGTCGTTCTCGGCGGTGCTCGACGGCCAGCTCGCGCGCATTGCGCTGCTGACGACCGATTACGGTCTGTTCGCGACGGTTGTCTACAACGGCGTCACGGTCGCAACTGGCCGCCTGTGTCTTGACCGCACGGACATCAATGCCGCGCGATATCTCGGCATGCCGCAGGCGCTATTCTTCGCTGATCTGCAGGGCGACAGCGACCCGGTCTATACCGGATTCAGCACACGCTACGTGCTCGTCTACGGCGACCCGGCCGTGACGCCAGAAACGACGAACCTTGCGGTGATCGTCGAACCTTGACAAAACGCCAAAATTTCGTTTAATCTGCAAGCTCCTCGTGGTGAGGGTCTTCGTGTTGCTTCTGTGGTGGTCACGGGTCGGTCTGATCGCCGGCCCGTTTTTTTTTGGTCCAGACATGCTTAAACATCGCGACGTCGAATTGAGCGGGAAAGATGCCGGACGCCGCGTGCGTCTATGCGAATTGCCTGCCATGATCGCCGACCGACACGCCCGCGCGCTGCTTCACCGGCTCGACGAAGATCCTGACGGCGGTATCGCCGCGCTCGCGTTCAGGCACATCAAGCGCGCGTCACCGCTGGACGAAGGCCGCGCGTTGCTGCCGTTCATTGAAGGGCTCGTACGCGACGATGAGCATCGTTCGCATTCGCTTGATCTGGCCCGCGACATCAAGGATTGGCGCAACATCGANCGCCTGCAACANGCCGCACTNCTGCTGCACGTNGACTTCCTGATCGGGCGCGAAACATTCGAAGTGCCGGTACGCATGCAGGCCGAAGGTATCCTGGCGGGCGCGGGCGAATATCGTGCTTCATTCTGTTCGCCACAAATCGCCGCTATAATCGACAGCGGGAAGGCGAGNTACCGCGAACTGGAGACCGTTCTGAGCACCGAGGACGTTTTCAACATCGTCGAGATTCTTAACGTCAGCGCGGTTCGCGACTGGCACGCCACAAGGAACGAAAATCAATGATGAACCTGCATAATTTGCCCGATGACGCACGTATGCACGCCGTGACTGGTGTGCACGGCCGCGATGCCGGAAAGACGTTCCATTGCGTCGAGATTGATCCATTAACGTTGAGCGGCTTCGTGCTGCGCCTGGTGAGCGCGCTGCGCGTTCCGTCGTATGAAGCGTTGCTCGATCAACTGATGACGGCGAAGGACAACAAGGACGGCGTCCCGGTCGACGCGATCATGCAACTGTTGCAGGGCGCGGATCCGCGCGCTGTGCACGCGCTGCTGACCGAACTGCTCGACTACGTTCTGATCACGCCCGACCCGAAGCACCCCGGCGTCAAGCGCGCGTTGCTTGAAAACGAGATTCGTGAAATCCGTACGCTTGGCGATGTGCTGATGGGCGTGTTCAAGCTCAACTTCGGGAGGTAATCATGGCCATCGGCTCGATTGCTCAGATCGCCGCACTGCAAGCACTGTCGTTCGCCGCAACGCAGCTGCCGACGCTCAATCCGCCGACGCCGATTTATGCGGTTGTACAGAGCGATACGTTTCTGCCTCTTGCCATTCCGACATCTTGGGGCGAGTTTTCAGCCAAATACGAGACGCAACTGTCTGACTACCCGCAGGAATTTGGCGCGTACCAACCTTACAACAAGGTCCGACGCCCGCTTGAGGTCAGCGTCACGTTGATCAAGAATGGTTCCGATCTGGCGCGCTTCGCGTGGCTCGCCGCAATCCAGCAGCAAGAGGCGAACAATCCGCAGCAGCTTTACACATTGATCAGTCCGCAACTGATCGCGACCGATTACTCGCTGTCCGGACTCGCATACGAGACGCGGCCCGACAAGGGTTCGAACATCTTGTATCTTTCGTTGCGCTTCACCGAGATCCCACAAATCCCGTCCAGTCTCGGCACGTACACGAACGTGCTGGAGGCGAAGAGCGGCCCGGTGCAGCAACTCGGTAGTCTGTACACAAACGCGACGACTGCGGCGCAGAACGCGCTCATCAACGCAAAGAACTTCATTTTAAGTTGACATTTTGTTATACTGCACCCTACAAAGCAATGGGGCGCAAATGACGAGCGGAATCTACGAAATACGCACGAGAGACGGTTTGGTGTACGTTGGTAGCTCGAAGCAGTTAAGG